CGCAGGAGGACCGCCCAGAGTGGCTCCCTGACAAGTTCAAGTCCGCTGAAGACTTGGCAAACGCCTACAACAATCTTGAGTCCAAACTGGGTTCACAACAGGAACCTAGCGAAACAGAAGACCTCCCACCTACAGAAGCTCCAGATGAGAGCACAAGCGGAGAGAGCCAAACGGAAGCAATCTCAGCAGCAACTAACGAGTGGGCTGAAAGCGGCGAGCTAAGCGACATGACATACGACAACCTTGCTAAAGCAGGGCTTAGTCGTGAGTTGGTTGATTCGTTTATCGCTGGTCAAGAAGCACTGCAAAACTCAGAAGAAGAAAACATTTTGGCTGAAGTTGGTGGGCGAGAGAACTACACTGCTATGGCAGAGTGGGCTTCTGAAGAGCTGACAGCAACGCAACTAGACGCTTATAACAAAGCTCTTGAAGACGGCACTACAGAGCAAGCTAAGCTCGCTGTAGACTGGCTTAAGGGTAAATACGAAGAAGCTAACGGAGTTACTCCAAGCTTGCTCCGTGGCAGCACCCAAGGGGCCAGCTCCAACCCGTTCGAGAGCCGCGCTCAAGTTTTATCCGCTATGGCTGAAAGAGACGCCAGTGGGAAAAAGAAATACGAAACCGACCCAGCTTACCGGGCC